AGAGATAGCAGTGGATGTGTCCGCATACCGTGTGGAGACAGCCACCCCTTCATCGGATGAGCCAGATAGCCCTATCCCAGAACCGGTAATGCAACCTGTCCAAATAGAGATCACCTACGACGAGGTGTTGGCAGAGGTGGTGCAGGAGGAAGAAGAGATCGAAGCATGGGTCGCTTCTGACGCTGAATACTTCCAAGCCGTAGCCGAGGATCGCTTGGAAGAGGTGCTTGGTAGCACGTATGCCGAAGAGATTGAGGAAATAGATGACTGGGAACCATTGGAGACGGATAATGACTTCGATCTGGTGGAGATCATACTCAGCGTGGACGATGGCTATTGGGAGGATGAGCAGTGGGCTGAGGTGGACTATGACGAGGAGTGGTTTGAGACCGAGGAGGAGGCATTTTTAGAGTTCTTTAACGAAGAAATAGAACTAGAAGAAGTCTTTGAGTTCGTAGAAGACATGGAGGTTGACGAGTACTGGGACGACTGGGACGAATGGGAAGAGCAGGAAGAGGAAGACTGGGAAGAGGAAGAATGGGAAGACGAGTATTGGGAAAGTGGTGACGATGGGTACGAGGAGTGGGAAGACCCCACATCGTGGGAAGACCCCACATCGTGGGAAGAGTGGGAAGAGGAGTTCTTAGAGGAGGAGTGGGAAGAAGGGGAGTGGGAAGAAGAGGAGTGGGAAGAGGAGTTCTGGCTAGATACTGAAGAGGAATGGGACGACTGGGAAGAGGAGTTCTGGCCTGAAGATGCTGAGTGGTGTGACGATTGCGAGGAGGGTCCGTGGGATGCAGAAGATGAAGAGATAGAGTGGGAGGAGACTGAACTAGAGGAAGAACCAGATGCGCCCGAACCCGAACCAGATGCGACCGACCCCGAGCCCGAGCCCGAGGAAACGGACGGGGAAGAAACTCCAGAAACTGATGAAACGGAACAGCCCGAGGAAGAAGTAGATGAGGAAGAACCGGAAGTTGAAGAATGGCCCGAGGAAGAACCGGAGGTCCCTGCTGAAACAGAAGAAGATCCAGCGCCAGAACCGGTTGAAGCAGAACCTGAACCGGAAGAAGAGCCTGCGTATGAGGTCGATCCGTGGGAAGAACCCCCAGTGGAAGAGCCGCAACCAGAGCCCAGTTGGGACCCCTATGCAGACTGCCGGGGAACAGACGCCTGCTCCTCAGCACCGGGGGGCTTCACTACGTGGGAAGCCTACGACCAAGCCAACGATCCCGACTACTACGAAGACTGGGGGGAAGTCCCAGTCGGGTTCATCGACTGGACGGTCTTTACGGAGGCTGTGGAATCGGGGGAAGTAAGCGCCGAAGAAGCCGGTGAGACTCTCCCAGACTTTGTAGAGGTAGACGACTTCGTCCCACCGCCACCCCCGGTCTATGTTCCGACCTATTCGTATACGAACATTGCCGTAGCGTTGCAAGAAACGATCTCTACATCCTCGTCTACGGCTTCGACGGTGGCGACCACCACCGCTGATTCGGGAATCCTGACCCACAACAGCAACGATGGGCACTGGCATCTTGACACCACGACGGCTACAACAGTTACGACGACTCATGTAGACACGACGACCGTGGTAGCGCGGACAGGAACTGACTTTGTGTCCTGCCTCCTCGTAGATGGGATACAGAGCGGCTGCTCTACCCAGAGGACATGGAATGACAATGAAACAACGGTTACCGCTGGTGACCCTTATACGTCAGCCTCCACAACATCAGCGACTGTGGGGACTGAGGAAGGCTGCTCTGAGGGTGGCTGGAGAGGCATGGGGGATTGGTGCATCGTGCAATCCGCTAACCGCAGCGATTACGACTACGTCCAGTTCTCGTTGGATGAGGTAACCAGTGTCCGCATCGACGCTGAATCGAACCTGACCCGTGCCGAGTTCAATACCAGCAACGAGGCTGCCGACCCGTTCATCTATCTGAATCAGGACAACAACACTTCTGAGGGAGACCACTCAGGAGATACAACGGGAATAGGGGTCGGTCAACAGATTGAAAGTGACGATGACGGTGGGAACGACTGCGGGAACACTTGCATCAACCCTCCCAGCAGTGCCGTGGATGTGGACGAAACCCCGACGATCACCTACTGCGATACCGGGGGGGCTTGCTCTGATGGTGTCCCCGTGATCGACAACGTGAGCGACCAGTGGGACAGCCGCATCGTTCGCACGGACATGCCTGTGGGCGACTATGTGGTGCAGGCTTCCGTATACAACGGGATCAACGGTGGGTGGTATCGCCTAACTATCGAAGAGGATGACTGATGAAAGTCTGGATCGACCAAGACCTCTGTACCGGCGATGGGTTGTGTGCCGAAATCTGCCCTGACATCTTTGAGATGCACGACGACGGGTTGGCCTACGTTAAGGAAGTTGGGTGGCCGACCATGTACGGACCAGACGGAGCAGCCAAGGGCGAACCCGTCTACCAGATGGCTACGGGTCTGGCCGAAGTCCCTGAGGGGCTTTTAGAGGATGTCATTGAATCGGCAGATGAGTGCCCCGGAGAGTGTATCTACATCGAGGTCGACTAAAGTTATCTGTCCCTACCGTCGAGCCATCTGCGCCTGCGGTCTCGCTCTTCATCCCACTGGGAGAACAACTGTTCTGTCTCTGCGATGCTCTCGGATTGGGCAGCCTCCGCTGGATCTGAGGTGTCGAAGGGATCAGGCTGTGAGTAGTCTGGGCCACTGGTATTCATGTCCTCGTACTCAAACTCGTCATCGGGCAGACCACTGTGGGTGCCACCGATCCACTCGCCACCCCCAGAGGGGTCAGCGAGGAAGTAGTCGCCTTGGCTTATCCTAGGTCCAGCATCAGGGTCCTCGTAACCACTTCTAATCAGGAACCTTCCATCTCCAAGATCGTCCACACCAGACGGAAATGGAGTCGACGCTTGGTCACTAAGTATGTCTTGCAGATTGCGTGTAGGCCCGCCCTCTAGCGGCCAGTCGGCTTGTGATTCCAGCACCCCACCAATCTGTGCCATGGCTTCCATGGTTCCACAGTTGGAGCAGACCTCGGTCACGTTGTCCGTGCGGCTCAATGCACCGGGGTACTGTCCCCTCATCTCTTCATTTGGCACGCCCCCACCGCACCGGGGACAGGTGTTTGGGTCATGTGGAATGTTGTGTGCTTCGGGGGGCATATAAATAGTGTATCATTCCCGGTGCTACACTATAGGGGTATTCACCTGTACAAACCAAGGAGCACCAGTGGACGCAGACAACATTCAACTCAACCCCCAGACGGTAATCAACGAACTTCAGAACCGGCTGAACGCTATGCAGGGCGAGAACGTCGTGCTGGCAGCGATGGTGACTGAACTTCGTGCCGCTTTGTCTGGGCCACAGGACGAGGAGTCCACAGACGATGCCGAGGCCGACGCCGGATAGGTCCAGAGAGTCCCTTGACGATCTGGCAGATAACCAAAGTTCTGGACAGTCTGGCACTCTGGGAAGCACCAAATCTCTTAATGCACAGCGTGAGGAGGGCTCTCGGTTTGAGGTCGAGTACCCAGCCAGCACCCGTGTAGACGCTTACAAGTATGTACCTGACAACGAAGATGAGTTCGACAGCGGTGTGGGTAACCTGTGCGTTAGGTTTATCAAGCAGGGTAATCGCAAGAGAGAATACGTGTACCCAAACGTCCCGTACCACACATACTTAAACTTTCATTCCCCCGGAACATCAAAGGGCAAGTTCATCAACTCCACCCTGAATGGCATTGGCTACCACGAGGCCAAATCTAAAGACATGCCATACTTCTCGGACTTCTGATGTTGTACTGGGCTTCTTTAGGGGCCATGGCTCTTCTAGGCATACTACTCGTGTTCACTTGGTATGACTCCTACAAGTAAAGTACTAGGATACAGCCCACTAGTTATCGGACTTGTACTGCTGCCTCTGCTGCCAGTCCTACACTCGTGGTGGTTAATAGCCGGTCTGTCGGGTGCTATGCTTAGTTGGTGGTTAGTTTTACGGGACACGTTGGATCTGGTACAGGGCGTGGGGCCTGTGTATTGGCTCACACGCCAGACGACTGTCAAGAAGTTAGGTCTACAGATGTCCTTTATGAGGGAAACAGACTACCCGTGGAGGACTGGTCGTGGGATGCAGGTTGTGGTCCCGTACCGGACATTCCAAATAGGTATTTGTAAACCATCGGAACACTACACAGTGGAAGAAGGTCTACTGCATTCATTGGTTGGCCGACGACTTCCGGGGAAACCAAAGGAGATAGGCTCATGGCACTGAAGTTCTGGCAAGGAGAGCAGGAGCACGCAGTCCGCACCTTGGAACGACCGTCCCGGGTCACCAAGTTGTCTACCTCGGAACTGAAGGACTGGATGGACCTAGAGATTATGCACTTGGGGCAGGCATACGATCAGTGGCGTCATCACGCTCGTGGGGCAGACGAAGTATCAACCAGACTGGATATGCTTGCCACAATGTGGGATGAGTTGTCGGAGAGGGAAGAGTGAGTACCGACCTCCTAGAGCCAGAGTCAGAGGTAGAGGAAGACGATGCCATTGACTCTATCGCTGATCTGGAGATTGAACTGGATGAGGCGTCGGCTGAGTTTGTAGACGTACTGTGCAAGAAACTAGTTATATTTACAGAAGAGTTCTGTGACGTAGAGTTCTTTCCCTATCAGGTACCGATTGCCTATAGGTTCATTGAATCCATTGTCATTGGAGACGGTGAGGAACTGACCCTGATAGCCACTCGGCAGAGTGGTAAGTCGGAGGTACTGTCAAACGTCATTGCTTCCCTGATGGTTATTCTTCCTAAGTTGTCTAAGGTGTACCCCCTGTGGCTGAGTAAGTTCAGCAAGGGTCTGTGGTGTGGGGTGTTTGCCCCCACTGAGGATCAGGCTGACACGGTGTTTAGCCGCATAGTTACCCGCCTGACCAGCGATCATGCTCTAGAGTTCCTACTGGACCCTGAGATTGACGACCGGGCAGCGTCTGGTGGGGCCAGAGGTAAGGGCAAGATTGTATCCTTGAAGAACTCTGGGTCGCTCTGCCGTATGCAGACGTGTAACCCTAAGGCCAAGATTGAGTCCAAGACGTACCACTTCGCCATTGTGGACGAGGCTCAGGAGGCCGACGAGTATGTGGTTACCAAGTCAATCAAGCCCATGCTGGCGTTCAACAACGGCACCATTGCTCTAACTGGTACGGCTACTCGTAACAAGTCTTACTTCTACAAGATGATTCAGTTTAATAAACGTCGGGACATCAACAAGAAACGGGGGCAAAGGCAGTCGCACTTTGAGTACGACTGGCGTACTGCCGCTAAGTACAACGATAACTATGGTCGGTTCATCAGCAAGGAGAAGGTGCGTATCGGGGAGGACTCCGATGAGTTTCGCATGTCCTACCTCAACCACTGGATGCTTGAGAAGGGCATGTTCGTCACCGAGGACCGTTTGGGCAGGCTGTACGATCCGTCTATGCCGTTGGTTCCCGAGTGGTGGAGGACTCCCATTGTCATGGGTATCGACGTGGCTAGGAGCAACGACTCTACCGTCGCTACTGCGGTGTGGGTGGACTGGGACCATCCAGACGGGTTGGGGTTCTTTGAGCACCGGGTCCTGAACTGGCTGGAACTGCATGACACCGATTGGGAGTCCCAGTACTTTAAAATCGTTGACTTCGTACGAAACTATGAAGTACTGAGAGTGGGTATCGACGCACAGGGAGTGGGTGGGGCAGTAGCGGAACGCTTGGCACTACTGCTACCAGACATTGAAGTCCTGTCTATCTCATCTGATGCCAAGGCACAGAACGAGCGTTGGGTACACCTCACGGAGTTGATACAGCGGAACCAGTTGGTTATCCCGGGTCACTCCAAGGCCAAGAGAACTAGGCGTTGGAAGAAGTTTAATCAACAGATGCTGGATCTAGAGCGCGTCAATCGAGGACCATACTTGCTGGCTGAGGCCCCTGACGAGAGGGGTGCTTTCGATGATTACCCCGACAGTCTGGCCTTGGCTTGCGCCATGTCGGTTCACGACATTATGCCCACGGTGACAGTGGCGGAGAATCCGTTCTTTGTTTAGTGGTATCATATAGCAAGGTACCTATCCGTAATCCTCGGAGGATTCAATGGCGAACGTAATGAACCCAACAGTTGCACCAGCACCCCTCTTTCCTGAGGTTGCGGGCAACGTCTTTGAGCGCTCGATGGGCCCGGACATTCCCGGCCAGCGCGGCTCTCTTCGGTTTGAGGAAGGTATTGCGACTGATACCGATGTCCCTAATGACTTCGCTATTGGCTCGTATGTCGACACCTCGTCAGTACCGGGACGACCAAACCACAACAACCCGGCGATGTTCTACAAGCCAGCCGAAGTCACAATGCAGGAGCGTGCCCACGTTGGCTCCGCTTCATGGATTGAGGCCCCGTCTGTGCTTGGAGAGTTCGTTCAGGGAGTCGTGGCTGGAGATGGTATGCCACAGTTTGAGCGTTCCTACAACTCTGGCGCACACATGAATCGGCCTAACGCCACTCGCGTTCACGATTAAGAACCACCACTCACCCTGAGATGGCTGGCCCACTTAGACCCGTTCGTCGTATTGAGGGCCTAGAGAAACTACCTGCTTGGGCAGGGGGCCTAACCCCCGGTGGATCAATAGCGAGAACTCCCCCAGAGCGTCGTATCCAGACGATGCAGTTCAATGTTATGGAGCGCAACCTCTCTAACATTATGGATATGTCCACCCCTGCTGAGGTACGTGCTGGGGAGGAATGGTACCCGTCGGGACATGAACACGCTCGGCGTATCGGTCTGTTAGCCGGGGCAAATAGGAACGAGGCTGTCCACATAGGCGCTGGCATCATAGCCATACAAAGCCCTATGACTGGCTGGGACGAGAACCTAGTAGAGGCTCATCACATAGCCACTACAGGGGAGAACTTAACTCCCCGTGTCGGCAGTGGCGTTAGGTTGGATAGGACACGCAAGTGGTTGGATGATCCTAGTCAGCCTGTATCCAAGGGAGGTCCTAAGACACCGGATTTCCACCACAACTTGGAGTTCCCAGACGATCCCTCCGTGGTTACTATTGACCGCCACGCTCACGACGCCCCTACCGGGTGGAGTATCTCTGGTGAAGAGCGTGGTATTGATACACGCAACCGTAGGTACAATAACCTACAGCGGATGTACACGGACCTAGGAACCTCAAGAGGTGTTCTCCCGAATGTTGCTCAGGCACAGGTATGGGGCACGTACAAGAGGTTGAAGGGCGACAGAAACATGGGAAAGACATTCATGGAGCACCTAGCGGAGACTCAACAGTTGGAACAGTGGGATTCGCTATAATGCCGCTTGTGAACTGCTTGTACCGTATCCCATGCTCTGTTCTCAAGTATCATCAGGTTACGTATGGTCTCTGCATCGTCGGTGTCAACACCGAGTCCCTCCTCGTAGTGAACTCGGAAGGTGGCATAGATGTCTAGGAACTCTTCTTCGGTCAACGTGATGTCCATAGAGTTACTCTAGCATGACTGAGGCGTGGGGTATTATCGTAGCGGCGTTGGTCACAGGCTCCTTCGGGGTCCTTGGTATATTCCTGCGTCGCTTTCGGTACGAGAACCAGAGAGACCACGCTGACGTAGCCAACCGGTTGAAAGGTCTCGTGAAGTCCATCGCAGATGTTAAGGTGTCTGTGGACAGTAATGGTGAAAGGCTCACCGATCATCTAGATTGGCATGTGAAGGAGAAGCCTCCACGGAGGAAACCAGCAGCAAAGAAGTGACGTGCCCACATGAGGCAGTCATGTCGTGTACCATGAGTGGTAGCAGAAGGAGTAGGTGCTGTGTCGAGCGATGTACTACCAGTAACTCTAGTCGAAGCGCTAGAGACCCCCTTACGAGATCCAATACATCGTAAGTGCCTGTACTCCCGTGTGCGTTCCGGGTTGGCAGAGGAAGAGCAGAACGCTTTGGATCGGGCCTTGGAGCGTGTGCGAGGCGACGACAACAACGGCCAGCGTAAGGTCTACTCGTCAGCGTGGCTGGCGAATGTGTTGACCTCTCAGGGTCACCCTATTTCTTCTGCGACAGTACAACGACACATCCGTGACGTATGCAGTTGCCTATCTGAGGAGACGCCAAATGAGTAACCTGAGCGAGTTGTCCAGCAAACTAGACAAGGGCCCCCCCAAGCACGCCATTGGTAAACTGGCTGCTTTATTGGAGCGCCATGACATAGACTTGGAAAGCATAGGGGACATCAAGAAGGTGTCCCTTTATCAATCTTTAACGAAGGACTCAGAGGGTGAAGCACAGATTCACGACTTGGTTGGTATCCAGATTTCTCCGGCGTGGGAAACGGGACCGGAGTGGCCGGTCATCCAACCCGGCCCAGCAGTTAAACTTCCCAAGAGTTCTGCCACCAAATCGAAGGCATCGCTAAAGACCTGTGTGGTTCTCCCCGACATGCAGATCGGGTACTTCCGAAACAAGGATGGGGTACTGGAGGGAACTCACGACGAGGGGGCCATAGCGTTGGCTGTGGCGATGGTCTCCGACATCAAACCTGAGTTGCTGGTGTTGGTTGGGGACAATTTGGACCTCCCCGAGTTGGGCAAGTACCGTTTGTCTCCAGCCTTCCAGCAGACCACCCAAGCAGCGGTGGACCGGGCCACAGAGATTTGCGCCCAGTTGAGGGCTGCTGCTCCCCATGCTGAGATCAAGTGGTTGGCGGGCAATCACGAGGAAAGACTGACCAACTTCATGTTGGACAATGCAGCCGCAGCCTTCGGTATACGTGTTGGCGCTCGCCCAGAAAGTTGGCCGGTTCTAAGTGTGCCCAGCCTGTGCAGGTTGGATGACTTCAACATTGAGTACCTTGCTGGGTACCCCGCTTCCTGTGTGTGGATAAATGAGCACATCAAGGTCATCCACGGCGACATGGTGAGGTCTAATGGCAGTACCGCCCATGCTTATCTGAACCGTGAGAAGGTCTCTGTTTTATACGGACATATACATAGGCGCGAATGGGCTGAGATGACTAGGGAAGACTACGATGGTCCTAGGACTGTCGTTGCAGCGTCCCCCGGCTGCTTGGCTCGCATCGACGGGGCTGTACCTTCCACAAAGGGTGGCACTGACCTCGATGGTAGGCCCTTGAGGCGGCATGAGAACTGGCAGCAGGGTCTCTGTGTGGTGCAGTACGAGGAAGGCGACGGCAGGTTCAACCTAGAGATGGTGACGATACGGGATGGTTGGGCAATGTATAGAGGACGTGAATATACAAATCTGTAGAAGGTTCGTGGGCTATAATGGGCCCAAGCACCTGATGTGGTGTGGTTCCCTATTCCCTACAAAGGAATGTCTTTCATGTTCAATAAGGATTTACTTGAGCGAGTTGCTGCCACCTTTGGGCAGGCCGCTATTGGTGCCGTTGGCACTAACAGCGTCCTCGACCTAGGTGTCGACAACTGGAAAATGATTCTCAGCGCTGGTGTAGCCGCAGCGCTGTCGGTTTTGAAGAGTGCGTTTGCTGCCAAGATTGGCACCAAGGGTACCGCTTCTCTTGTTGACTAACTACTATCGGTATGCCGCCTGACGTTATCGTGTATACTGATACCAAGTAGACGATCCCCGGGTGTGATACATGGCTGTTGATTTTTGGTCACCATCTTATCGTGCGTCGGCCAGCGATCTAACCGTTGCTATCTCCCCCCTCGGGTTAGTTGAACTAGCCGACGAGGAGTTTGAGGTCCACGGACCACGTCTGAACCGTTACTCGGCAGCGTGGGCGTGGTACCTCGGACATCACTGGGCATACCGACGAGAGTTCGGTGAGTCCCAGTTCTATCTGAACTACGTCCGCACAATGTCGGACTACATTACGAACTTCTGCTTTGGTAATGGCATCCAGTTCCGCACCCCGGAGCAGAACAACGCCATTATCCCGCACCTACTTAACAAGGTGTGGGAGCAGCATAATAATAAGGAACACGTCCTGTGGGAGATGGGCCAGTTGGCTTCCGTCACCGGAGACTGCTTCGTTAAGGTTGCTTATGAAGAGCCCTATGTGGACCCCATTGGCATCCCAATCCCGGGTAAGATTCGCGTTCTTCCCCTCAACCCAGCACACTGCTTCCCTGAATACCACCCCCATGACAGGACTAGACTTCTTCGGTTCAAGTTGAAGTACCGGTTCTGGGGCACGGCCTCAGAGGGCACTCGTCAGGTGTACACCTTCACTGAAATAATCACTGATGATACAGTGGAGCAGTACATCAATGATGAGTTGGTGGACACCTATCCCAACGCCATCGGGCACATCCCAATCGTCCACATCCCCAACACGACCATTTCGTCGTCCCCGTGGGGACAGAGTGACATCTGGGACATCATTCCGCTCAACCGAGAGTTGAACGAGAAGATGGCTGAGGTGTCAGACATCATCAACTACCACGCCGCCCCGGTAACCATCATCACCGGAGCCAAGGCGAGTCAGTTGGAAAGAGGTCCCAAGAAGGTTTGGGCTGGGCTGCCTAAGGATAGCAACGTCTTCAACCTTGAATCACGAGGTGAGATGTCGGGGGCGTTGGAGTACATCCAACACATCAAGCGCGCGATGCACGAAATAACTGGCGTGCCGGAAACAGCGCTAGGGCAGACCCAGCCCATTTCCAATACCAGTGGCGTTGCATTGGCTATCCAGTATCAGCCAATGATGAACCGCTACAAGATGAAGAAGGCCCATTTCACCAAGGGGCTGGAGCGAGTAAACGAGATCATTATTCGCACAGCCGCAGTGTTTGAACCGAACATGCTGATCTTCGATGCGTCTGTCTCTGAAATGCCAGAGAAGGACAACGCTATTGAACTGGACCCGCACGATCCGTTGACCTACTTGACCACATGCCACTGGCCCGAACCGCTGCCCGTGGATGTGTTGATCTCCCTCAATGAGATTCAGGCTAAACTGGCACTTGGACTTGAGTCCAAGCGTGGGGCCCTCAAGATACTCGGGGAAGAGTTCCCGAACGAGAAGATGGGCGAAGTGTTTGAGGAACAAATGGACGATGCTCTGGATGCCGGGACGTTGCAGATGTTCGACGCCCAGATCCAGCAGGCCATATTCGCTGCTACTGGTATGCTCCCCGCAGAAGGTGCGGAGCCAGCCGGTGGTGGGGGCACCAATGCAGACGGCGAGTCCGTGATGCCGGGAACGATGGTTGACGGTGGTGACCCAATGTTGTTAGATAAACTGATACAGAGAGCATACGGGGCAAGGTTTGCCCAGCGTCGTATGCCCACACCTGACGAGGAATAAGTTCAACTATTTAAGACAGTATTAGCCAAACCATAGAAGGAATAGTCATGGCCGAGAATACCGAAACTGTAGTACTACCTCCTACTCAGGAGGTAACCGATACATCCGAAGTTGTGGACACAGCGTTTTCTGTTGGCACTGACGAAGCCGCAGCAGCCCGCACGTTCACAGAGGGTGACGTAGAGAAGATTAGACAGCAGGAAAAGGACAAGTTGTATAAGCGACTTGAGGACTCCGACGGACGAGTCAAGTCGCTTGAGGATCAACTGACTTCCCTGTCTACCGAGAGCGAAGAGACCAAGGCTGAGGCTGCAAGGCTTGCCAAGGCCGAGTCCGACGCTAACAGGATGCGCGAAGACGAAGAACTTAGCGCCAAGGAACTCATCACCAAGCGTGAGACTGAGTTCGATGAGAAACTCAAGGTCGTGGAAACGGAATGGGAAGGCCGTATTGCCAAGATCGAAGAGGAGCGTGCTTCTCAAGAAGCGATGTTGGAGAAGGAACGACGGTATCGTGAACTAGAAACCTACCTTGGACGCCGCATGACGGAAGAGGAGGAGTTCATCATTCCTGAACTCCGTGACCTCGCCTCAGGCACTACTGAGGAAGAGATCGAAAACTCTATTGCGATACTTAAGGATCGCAGTAGTGCTATACTGGAATCAATCCAGCAGTCCGCTAAACCAAGCGGGCTGCGGGGGTCGCCGGTAACGGCTCCCCCTGTTGGGCCAATGGAAACTCAGTCGGAGCAGCAGACATTGTCAGCGGAAGACATCCGCAACATGCCGATGGAACAGTATATGCAAATGCGGGACAGGCTCCTTAAGGCGCGGCCCTCAAACAGCCGCTTTTAACAACATAAACACATAGTCCCCTAACGGAGGAAATCCCCAATGGCCCTACCTGCGCCTTCGGGTGGTTCGATTACGACGGCTGCTGACCAGTCTTCGCTAACCGGCTACTCGTCAGATACAGCACTGACCCCAGCGATTCAGACTATCTGGAGCAAGGAAATCTTGTTTCAGGCTATGCCTGTACTTCGCTTTGAGCAGTTCGCTGTAAAGAAGACGGAACTTGGCGTTATGCCGGGTCTCACCGTCAACTTCATGCGTTACACCAACCTCGGAGTCGACCAGAATACTGGTGCGACACTGGCTGAGGGTACCCGTATGGAGCCCACAGCACTCTCGGCTAGTCAGATCCAGATCACGGTCTCTGAACGTGGTCAGGCTATCTCGGTTACTGAGTTGCTCCTCAACGCTTCTTTCGATGACGTTATGGCGTCGTCGTCCCGTCTTCTTGGCCGTCACATGGCTCAGTCGATGGACATTGAGGCACGTAACACCCTGTACAAGTCTGGTGTACCGTTCGGTGGTGGTTCAGCGGTTGCTCCGTCGATCACCTTCGGTCGGACCAAGGCTTCTGGTGCTCGCACCACGGTTTCACCATATGATGGCGGTACCATTGGTACGGCTGCTGCACCGGGGTACCTATCCCCCACGACTATCAAGGATGCGGTTGAGACCCTCGCTGCGGAGAACATTCCGCGACTGGGTGACACCTACGTCTGCTTCGTTCACCCGTCGCAGAGCCGCTCCCTACGTGACTGGCCCGAGTTCATTGAGGTTACGAAGTACGCCGCACCCGGTAACTTCATGCTCGGTGAAATCGGTCGCCTGTATGACGTGGTCTTCATTGAGACCACTCAGGTTGCAAAGGGACTTGATGGTACTGCCACAGGCTCGGCGCTCTCAGCCCTCACTGGGTTGGACAGTGACGCTGGCACCGCTGGCCTTCAGGAAAACGCCAACGCTTACAACGCCATTATGATTGGCGATAACTCCTTCGGTCAGGCCATCGCCTTGCCGGTCGAGTTGCGAGATGGTGGCGTGATTGACTTCGGACGTGAGCACGGCCTAGCATGGTACGCCATCTGGGGCTTCGGTGTAATCACCAACGAGTCACGAGTTATCATCAACACACTTGGTGGTGCAATCGCCTAGTTGCGATTTGGTATAGTGTTGTGGGGGGACGGGGTCTACGTGCCCCCTCCCCTCACTACACCTATAGTTCACCCATCGGAAAGGCCCGGAGTTTAATATGTCAGAAGAAACTGAAGTAGAAGAAGTCGAAGAAATCGAAGTAGCAGAGGTCGAAGAGGCCCCCAAGCCAAAGCCGAAGAAGGCTCCTGCCAAG